CAGTGGGTATTTCTTGATTATTCAAATTAGCCACCACTCGCATACCGGTTAATCGGCATAATGCATCACACACGGCGGCACGGTGTGATAATGTAGAAAATAGACTATTATAATCTTTAATCTGCATATAAAGTCCAACACCATCAATAATAACCCGCAATTTCTGGCTATTCTTTAAACCCCAAATGATCTGTTTTGTTCGCATAATAAACTCTTTATTTCTTAACTTACCTACAGTATAACAGAACCAATGAGGTTGGCAAGCTGTACACTAAAGTTCTCACAATCTCCGGTGGAGTATTATCACCATTTACTGCCTCGGGACCAGCTATCATCATAGTCGTCCAGATAATCTTTCACATCCGGTATTTCAATGTAAAAGTCTTCAGAGGTCAACGGGTTAAAATCTACACCTTGCTGGCGTAGTCTGGACTCACGTGCAATCCGTGCGTTACGGGCGGCTGCCTCTGGTGTATCATTGTATCGGTTTAGTTTATTGGCGAGGTGTTTCTTGTGTTCTTCGGAATGCACACGGACATTACCACAGGACGCTGAACAAAACTGTCCACGTTTGGTGTGTTTCTTAGAGCAACGTGGACAAATCTTTTCAGCGGGCATGTTCTTCACACGATGTATAGAACCAAGATTTACCACGAAACTTACCTGGTGAACCACAGACCTCACATGTAACCACACTCATGCTTTCGGCCAATCGTACCATGCCAGCGATAATATCATCACCACCACTATAATAGAATCGTAGAGCACCAAACTTTTCTTTAACTTGGTCTAGTGTCACTTGCGGCACTATTTCAAAATCTCGGTTCTTCCAATCAATGTGTCCTTGTATATTGTGCATGAGCTGGTCAATGATATTAAACCAACCATCACCACACTCAAAGCCCCAACACATACAGGTGCCCATCATGTACTTGTCACGGTTAACCATCATCTTGGGATATTTCTCACACAGCAAGGCGTCTAGTTCATCTCTCATTTTGTCTCATCATGTAATTTCCGTTGGTCAAATTTCTTCTCCTGTATTGTTTTCTCACCCATTGATTTGCGTGGGTTCATACAGAGGAGACATTGTGGGTTGCCGCAATTTAATGCCGAATGCTTGGCAAGGTAATGTTCTTCGCCTTGCTTGATCGGTATACCATATGCCTTGGCAATCTTTACCTGCTTTTTAACGTGATTCTCTTTTTGTTGAATACGTTTAGAATGTTTAACTTTTGATAACTCGTCCATATGCACTCCTTTGTCTAACAATTATACATCGGACAATCAATGAATGCAATGGCTCCACAACATGATTGCCGCAAACGAAAAACCCACCTCAATGGGTGGGTTAGTCTAGGTTTACTACAAAATTAATGAATTGTACCGCTTCATCTTCTACACTAAAAAATCTAATGTATGACCTAAGGGTCAGTGTACAATATATGGACACCATAATTGTATCATCATCATGTATGGAGAATTTTATTCTCCAGTTGTTTCTTGTTACAGAATGCCACGATTTGGTTTTTAATGCCGCATCACGGAACAGACTAGTAAACTCGCTTTTGGATGTTTTTTTATGCATAGTACCTCAACTATTATGGTATATGTATAACCACAAATAATTGAGGTTTGCGTTACATCAAGAGCCTATGTGTCGATTCAAATGACGGCGAGCAATTGCTTTTTTAATTTCAACAATTGTCTCTACTATTTTCCATAAGAATTTCATATTAGTCCTCTACGCATTAGGTTGTCCATTCTGGCCTGTAAATCTTTGTGGTCTACAGATTCTCCAAGATATGATTCAACTTCATCTTGGTAAGATGGTTTGAATGCCTTATGTACCCAACTCCAAAAATCACTCATCTTCGGCACATCAACACCAGCAAAGGCGTCAAGTGGTCTATTCATTTTGTTAGACCTTTTTTGTATAGGTTAGTGGCTTCTTCGCTAACGTATGCGGTAACTTCTTCGTTAGACTTTACGATTTGTTTTGTGAATGTTGTTTGTGCATCAACGAATGCCAACAATGGTTTACGAACCTTCTCATCGGTAATAAAACTATTAACGAAAAACTTTTTAGAATTTTGAACTGCATCAATGAATGTGTTATATGCAAACATGGGTATCTCCTTAGACGATTAAATTAATGAGGCCTATTTCAAGCACCTCATTAATATATATGTGCGGTTGCAACAAAAACTAAGTATAAGTACTAGTGTGCCGTGTCTAATGATGATATAAATAGTTGTGGATCACGGGACGGCAATCCCCACCCACTCTAACATTGTAAAGGAATGTCAGCATGAGTATTTATAACTCACAAAAAGGTATACCATACGTATACAAATGTACCGAAAAAACAACAGGTAGGTTCTACATCGGATACAGGTACAAATATTATGATAAACCAGAAGATGACTTAGGTAAAAAGTATTTCACATCAAATGAATATGTGAAGGAAAACTTTAGTCGATTTGATTATGAAATTGTGGCCACATTCGATAATAAAAAAGATGCTTTAAAATTTGAAGGTCAATTGATGAGAGAAACACAATCGGACCTTCAAATAAACTACGACCGAATAAGAAAACTCAAAAGAATTTAGTCTAAATCATCATGCCTGATTTTGGCAAGAATGTAGTCCTTGACCAATGATGAACGGACAATATCATTCACGGTAAACTCAATACGGGTGAAGGCATGCATGTGATCGGCAATCTCAAAGAATTTCAAAATACCGGTCACATCATTCTTCTTTTTGTTGAGGTCAGTCTGTCTGTAATCACCACACCAAATGATCTTGGAACGATATCCAACACGTGTCATCACTGTGTCTATCTCCTCGAAGGTCATGTTCTGCATTTCATCCACGATGATAATGGCATCATCAAACGACATACCACGAATGAATGAGGTTGAAATGAATTCAATATGGCCTTGTTCTTCCAATCTATCCCATGCATCTTTGCGACCAAATAAGGTTTCACAAATCTGCCTGTATGGCTGTTGGTAAATCTCCATCTTTTCATTCACATCACCTGGTAAGTGTCCAATCTCACGGGATTGTACTGCTGACCTTACCACAATTATCTTATCGAATGGGTTACTCTTATCGAGAACCTCTTCTATTGCCTTGTACAGAGCACAAAATGTTTTACCTGTACCTGCCACACCATGTAGTGCAACAAAATAATCTCCTCTTTTATATGCATCAAAGAACAATCTTTGATTCTCCGTTAGTGGTTCGAATGTTTTTAAGTCATCGATTCTTACTTTTAGAGAATTACTGCGTGGTTTGATATCCGCTGAATCAGATAACATGATTTTAGTATTTGATTTTCTGGCCATTCTTGGTTTTCTCTCTTTACGGTAATTATTAGGCAATGATGTGTGGGAACTAATGGCTGGCCTCTCCTTCTTTATAAGTATTGGTGTTGCTTTTCAGATGAGCTTTACGAATCTTGCATGTGACCCAATCATTATAGTAATTGGGTGTAAGCAAACACCCTCGTACAAATATTTCATAGGTCTCATAGTAACTGCACTCTGTACGGTTCTTACAGAAATACAAGACCTCACGATGGAAACTGTCTGCTCCCATAGTGGCCACATCTTCAATAATTGTTTTGTTTGAACCAAAATAGTTCTGCCAACCTGAATTGACACGGGTTTTCTTTTTCTTCCCGTTAACTTGCCTTGTTGCGGCTTTGGTGAAGTATTTCCGACCAATGTACTTACGGCCGGTCACTTTGTTTGTGATACAGTAGACATAACCATATTGACCTTCAATCATTTGGTCGGTTACTTCCACTCCATTGTAAAACCATGACATTTATTCTTCATCTTCAGAATCTGGATCGATAAAATCATCTTCCTCTAAAGCTATATATTCACCACAGAAAGGACAGTGCATTGGATCACTCTCACATTCTGTTTCGTCATATTGAATTGCAAACTCTGAACCGCAAGATTCACATTGGTGATTAACTACTAACATAAATTACCTCCATATACTGTTACTTGAGTATATAGACAACATAGGAGGTTAATTCCAATATTTTGAATAA